GCTCATCGGTCGTGTTGTTCTCGACACGGTGCCGGTAGACTGGCTTGTCGGGCTTTTCGTCATCCTTCTTGCGGGTCGACATCAGTGCCTCGTAGTTGTCCACGGCCTCCTTGTACTGGGCCGCCAGCACCGCCTCACGGGTGAATACCGGTGAGAAGAAGAACTCAAGTGCCGGCGACTTGGCCTCGCTGGTGTAGCCCACCACCGCCACCCACAACTGGGCAAAGTTGGTGTAAGACTCGATGCTCGACCGTGCCCGCTTGCCCAGCATCGTTGCGGTGGCGGCGAACATAGCGGCCACAACGTAGTCACGCTGTGTGTGCCTGTTGCGTGCCACCGCCTCAATGATGCGCTGGTTGTCCGCTGTGAGAATGTCAATCGGTATCATTGTTTCTCATTCCATCGGTATTATTGCCATCACGCAGCGGGGGTTGGTTTTGTCGACCAGTTTGCGGGCGTGGATCTCCACGCACAGGCGGTCGTTGTGTATCGCCCGGCATCCCTGGAGGCAGTCAAGCACCGCCTTCAGGGCGTTGTCTAGGTCGTTTCGGTCGCTGGCAAAGTACACGTCAATGTCGAGGCGGAAGCGTCGCTGCAAGTCCTCACCACGCAGCGGACACTGCAAGGCAAAGTCACGCTCATAGCGACGCAACGGCGGCTGCTTTGCCAGTGAGGCGTGCCCGCTGATGGTGATGATTTTGTAACTGTTACTCTTGCTCGGCACTAAGCCGTGAATTGTGAATTGCTCAGAAAGGTAGGTCATCGCCGCCAGTTGATTGTGGATGCACGTCGAACACGGTGGGCGCGGGCGCGGGTGCCGACTGCGTGGCTGCCGCCATGTATTGCTGAGCCTTGACCGCTGTCTCTGCCGCTGGCTGCGGTGCCGTGGCCGTCTCGGCATACTTCGACTGCTTGAGGTCGGCGATGTACGCCTTGTCGTTGGTCGCCTTGTCATACAGCGATATGTATGCCACATCGCCGAAGTTGCTAGGCTGTTGTCGGTCACGCACGTCAATGTTGACCATCTTCTCGGTGTGCCCGTCCTTGAACTTGATTTCTTTCACTTGTTCGGGGTGCTTGCGCACCCAGTCGCCCAACTTCGTGAGCGAGATTGTTCCGTAGTAATTCATGCTCTTTGTTTATTTTGGTGTTTATCAACTAGTTCATTGGCCATGTCGTTGGCCATGATCACACGTTCAAGCATTGCCGAGATGTCGGCGAGGTTGCGCCAGATGCGGGCGACATGGATGGGCATCCGCACGAAAGGGTTGTAAACCACAAAGTCACACCACTGGCGGTCGGTGACTGCCAGTTGGCACTGAATCTGCCAGTAGTATCTCGGTTCGGCGACCTTGAGCGTTGCGCCGTCGGTGACGGTCAGGTAGCGCATGAAGTTGGCTGAGCCGACGCACTTGATCTCGATGAGGCCGTCATCACCGACCAGTCCGTCAGGAGATGCCGACAACATCGGCAAGTCGGGGTGTTTCAGGCTGCCAGTCTCCACGACATCGGTGGTGTGCGCAGTAAGCATATACAGCGAGCGGGCGACTGGCTCTTGCTCGATGCCCCACCGCATCGCCCTTGTGGTGATGTCGGTCTGTTCAAGGTACTCCCCGAACATGTCGTCATCCTCGACTATTGTCGGGTTCAACAGCCGCTCATAGGCCACTTGGTTGATGACCGCCATGGCTGTCTTGCCGAAGATCTCGTCTTTGCCTCTGCCCTTGACCATCAGGTCGCCTATCGTCGAGGCGTTGAATTGCCCCAGTCGGGCACGATACCAGTCAAATGTCCTCTGCTCCATCGTTGTCGTCGTTGGTGTTGTCGTCGTTGTTGTTGTCTACTTGCGCCGCTTGCGCTGCGATTTCCGCCAGTCGGTGACGGCGTGTGCTTATCACCTCGGCAGGCACGTCCACAATCTCCCGCACCTCTTCGGTTGTCAGGAAGCCGAGGCTTAACTCAGGGCGATAGGCACGTTGCCACCATGCTGCTGCACGGTAGCGCAGCATCTGCCCCGGCATCGTGCGCCACTTGCTTCCGCTGCGGTCATACCACCCCTCTGCCTTGGCGATGCCTATGGTCACCCATTCGCCATAGATGGGGCGCACCCGCTCGGTGTCGCTCTTAGCGTAGGCGACCAGTCGGCAGCCGTAGTCGTCAGTCCCAGGGTCGCCACAGAACTCATACTCAAGCGGCTGGTAGTCTCCAGTCGCGTTGATGCTGGCGATCAAGAATGTCGAAGACCACGACGGCTTGCCGTGTATGACATTGAGGTTCTGCATCACGCTCAGCACGCTTAGGGTCATGCGCTGCGCCACATCGAGGGCGATGTAGCAGTTGGCGACATTCCCTTGGTACTCCTTGGGCACCATCGTGCCCTTGCTCAACGCCACAGCGATGCGCTGCTGCGTCTCGAAAGCCTTGACCTGCTGACCTGCGGCAGTCAAGGCGAAGTCCATAGTCTGTTGTTCGTTTTCCATGTTTTAAAAAAGAATGCCGCCAGTATCGGCCACGGTGACCACCTACTGCACTTCGGTGGACGTACCCCGCTGGACTTGGCGGCTGATTATGATGACAAAAAACACTGTTCAAGAAAATCGGGTGCGCCTGGAGACAAAATGAAGAATCTGCACATGCGAACGAATTAATCGGCGCACCCGAACTATAATTTCCCATCAACATTTTCCACCGTGATTGATGGTGGCACGGCGACCACCTTTATGTCGGCGGGGAGCGGCATAAGAAGAAACAGTATTGATGAAGAAGCCGCTGCAACACGCCGTGTTGTCGTTGCCGACTTGCATTTGTTCAAAACTGGAAAGCGTTATACTCTCGAGCGCAAGTCGGCATGATGGTCTGCTGCTATGCTCACGCACCGCAGCGTCAAGTCAATACTAACTAACATAAAAACATAATATGGATGCCGTTGCCCTGCCGTTGCCGATTTATGTCCCCATGATGGGGCGGCAGGGCTGTGTGGTCGGTGAGGGTTGGCGATTTATTCCCCAGCATCACTGTATGGGGCACCTCACCGTGATGGTCATGGCAGACGGTGGAAGTTCCTGACAGCGGCCCTTGCGGGTAGCGGTATGTTCTTCATGTCCTCACGGTGCATGACATCTGCCATGTGATGGTAGGCGGCTATCTTCCCAGACGGCACGCCAGAATAATATGAAAAAAATTCTTACCCTGTGTCATGTGTGGCTCGCATCGCTGCGGGCTATGGGTCATGCAGATGTCCTAAGCCTTTAATCCGGTGCGGTGCCTCACGGTCACCGCCATCTGCATGTGATATTTGCCGCCTATCTTCGCAGACCGGCGGGCATTGCTCAAATTAAATAAACTATAACAAATCTACATCAATTACTGATTGCCTAACTTATGTGGTGTTCTACTGATGAGCACAAGCGAGGCGATGATGCCCGCCAATGCCAGTGCCCATGTCGTTGTTGTCGCTTGCTCCCCGCCGTTGAGGCACAGGAACAGCATCGTGGCCGTGGCCACGCAATAGCCTAATGTCTTCATATCTTTGTTTTTTTAGTGGTTAGTGGGAGCGGTGGGAGTCGAACCCACCCGCATATCCAGAATTACTCTCTTGTTGTTCCTGATAACATTCTTTCGCTCCCATGCTTGACACGGCAATCACACACTTGCCGCCGATGGCTTGCCTAGTGAGTTGTCACCCCACTTCATCGGTATTCCCATGACACCACCAGAACGGCAGCCCCTATCGGGCGGGAACAGTGACTTAGCCCGAACATTCGGGTACCATCCAATTTGCCTATTTATAGTGGCTGACAGCATGCGATGTGTGTCGTTGCTACCATCCAGCCACTCCAACATGTCAGAGAACTAGTTGTCAGATATTGGCAATTGTCAACTCTAGACAATGACGTGCGCTAGCACCTTGCCCTTGGGGTATCTGACCGCCCCGCCAATGCGCACATGCGGCAGGTCACTGGTGTGCTTCTGCACCCACGATGGTGACATCTTAAGCAGCCTTGCGACCTCATCTGCGGTAAGCAGTTCTTCCGTCATCGGTTGCAGCCGTGCCATCAACTCGTCGGCGATTGCCCTTGCCAGTATGCGTGCCTCTGTCTGTGTCATTGTGCTGTGACTACGGCCTTAGTTCCGTTGTCGGTGATGATGATCTGCACAGGCAACTGGTGCATGTACTTGGTCGCGTACACGGCACCTTTGGTAGTCTCCTGCCCCTTGCCGGCAATGACAAAAGTCACCGACTGGCCGGTCTTGAGACTTCGAAGCGAGCCGAGCAAATCAAGTTTATATTTTTTTCTAGTTGCCATTTCAATTTTTTATTTTACCTTTGCAATCTGATAGTGGCGTTATATAATGCCGTTATCGAATTACGCTGCAAAGATAATACCATTTTGGTCTACTCTCCAAATTTTCAACGACCAAAAAGATATATTTTAGCATACTTTAACACTACGACTATGGACGATAAACTGCTTAAATTGCGTAACTACTTAAAGGATAAAGGGTTGACGCAGGTTAAAATAGCCGAAGTCTTTAATGTGGATAAAGGCTATATTAACCAACTCCTTACAGGGCGCAAGGCTTTTGGGAAACGAACAGCTCAAGAATGGAGCGACCAATTTGGTCTATCTGCCTCATGGCTGCTTACAGGCGAGGGGGAGATGACAAAGGAGTCGACCAAAACGGATGACAGCTCAAGCCCATGCTTTGACATCACCACCATACAAGGCGGGGCAGGTCACGGCACAGGCATGGAGCAAATCACAGCCAGCATGGCAGACCAGGCAGTCGGCAGAATGATGGCACCAGGGCTGCCCACTGGCGGCAATATACCTTATATTCAAGTGAGGGGGAACTCGATGCTCAACCGCAAAGACCCGTCGATGTCCATCCCTGACGGCGCATGGGTAGGCATCAGGGCCTCAACACTCAGCACGATTATGTGGGGTGAGGTCTACGCCATCATGACCACCGACGGCCCAATCATCAAGAAGGTCGTGCAGTCCGACAAGGAAGAATGCATCCGATGCGTGTCGTACAACGAGGAAGACGGATTCGCGCCCTTCGACCTGCCCTACACCGACATCATCCCGCCACTCTACAACGTCCTTGCGGTCGTCAACATCAAGCTCTGGAAATAACCAAACAATAAAATAAACAGCAATGGAAATCATCATCTACATCATCATCGCAATCGTCGCACTCCTGTACGTCCTCGACTGGTTCGACGAAAGAAAACGCCGCCACATCATGCAACGCCACATCGAAGAAATCAGAAATAAGATTTGCGGAACACCTAACACCTGACGGAAATGGAAACATTTGAGACATTATTCTATTTGGCCGGCGGCATCATCGCCCTGGCAATCGCGTGTTATTTATTATGGCTGGTAATGCGAATGGCCGAAGACATCCACGCCATCCGAAAACACCTGGATGCCAAAAAGTGATACCACCACGCTACCACAACATTCATTATAATATCCAAATAACTGATTATTAACAACATGCAAAGACATCCACAACTTTCAGAAAAAGTTGCTACCTTTGTTTTTGCTTATTGTTGATTACCAATAAAATAGGATGTAAAACTCTGTAATTCAAACGGCTATAATAACATGTGCTTTTTGCTAATTGCAGCAAATGGTAGCAGATAGTAGTATATTATATATAATAATGTGATACCAAAATGATACCCACAAAGGCACCGACAGTGAGGCTTGTGTTCGACCGAAAGCATGTAGCTACAAAAAGCGGGGTGAAGGATGCCCGCAAAGGGCTTGTGCAAATTGAGGTGATGTACCAGCGCAAGCGGAAGTACATCAGTACAGGCGTAAAGATCTATGCAGACCAATGGCGGCAGAATGCCGAAAGGCATGTTGTTGCTTCGGCATACGCTGTGCAGTATAATGAAACAATCTCCAATGCTTTGCGTTCTGTCATGGATACCATCAACAACCAGAATGGCGCATACAATATCGACGCAATAAATACGCTTTACCCTGGGACTGTTTCTGTTGCGGAATATGCAAAAGGCGTAATTATAATGGATGGACTTGCCGTCAACTCTCGGAAAAGGTACACGACTGCTATCAATAAGATGGGCAGCTTCGTACGTTTCGCCGACATCACTCAAGTCACTCATGCAGACGTGGAGGCTTTTGTCCGCCATTTGAATTATCGACCAGGTACATTGCGAAACATGCTGACACTATTGCGTAAAGTGTTCAGGACGGCAGTTCGTGACGGCATTATAAACAAAGACCCAACCGATAACATTACCCGCCCAAAAGGCAGTTGTCATGAGCGTGTTCGGCTTACTGATGAAGAGGTAGCAACCATCGCTTCTGTTAAGTTGCGCCCAAAACAAGAGCTAACTCGCGCAATGTTCCTCTTCCAGTGCTATACAGGTATGGCTTGGGTAGATATGACAACCTTGACCCCTGACATGATAGTACGCGAAAATGGTCACACATACATCGTCCGTTCAAGACAAAAAACGAGCGTCGCGTATAGGACAATGCTGTTGAAGCCGGCAGAAGAGATTTTTGATAGATATGGGTCTTTATTCTCCAGCAAAAAAATATGTCTATATAACAAGCAACTTATTCGCATCGCCAAGGCTGCTGGCATTAACAAAAGGATAAGCAGCCATGTCGGGCGGCACACCTTCGCCACATGGGCACTGAGCCACGGCACGCCCATCGAGATAGTCAGCAAGATGCTAGGCCACACCAACATCAAGACGACGCAGATATATGCAAAGATTCTGGCCAAGGACGTGGATGCTCAATTTGAGCGACTTGACGGCCTTTTTTGACCGTTTTCGGTGTGTTCTTGTTAAACAACGTTAAGAATAAGCATTTTTTGCCCGAAATATTTGCAGCATATCAAATTTGATATTATCTTTGCAGCGTCAATTAAAACAAACACCTAACCCTGGCGGCAACAGGAAACAATACGGCACAACAACAATGACAAAGACAACAATCACCAACGAGCAACTGAGAGATTTCCTCACCAGCCGTCGTAACATCGTCATCGACGCTTACAACAAGTCTAGCAAGCACATCAGCATGAAGGACTACTTCACCATCGTCATGGACTACTTCTTCAGCATGAGTGACATCAAGAAGCGTCGCACCATTGAAGGCATCACCTATGGATATAAGTACTTGATGGAGGCAGTTGCCGAGGCAAACAAGGAAGCCAACAAGAAGTCATACATCGACATGGCAATGGACTACTACTGTCAGTGCCGCCGCATGAACGCTGTCAGCACATTCGTGAAGCGTTACGGCACCGCTACCGCCGCCAAGTGCGAGGCAATTTACAACGCAAAGTATAACGACTAAAATTTATACCAATGAGAAGTCCTAAAGCTAGATTTCGTATCGAAATCAATTTTGCAAAGCCACTAGTTGGCATTGGCAGTGTGATGAGCTATACAGATGACAACATCGACACCTTGCGCAGCCGAGCGGTAGATGCGGTGAAGATGGGCAGATGTCCCGCCAACATCGTCATCATGGAAAACAAGGCTACCTTCCCTTCATTCGACTGGCAGCGCATTGATGCTTATACTCTGGACAAAGATGGCAATGTTGTCAACATGTACCGCCAGCGTCTTGGCAAGCGCATCGCCCAGTTGCGCACGGAGGCAGGCATGAGCCAGGCACGACTGGCCGAGTTGACTGGCATGGAACAACCGCACATCGCCCGCATCGAGGCAGGGCGGTACTCCGTGGGTGTTGACATCCTCGGCAAGATTGCCACCGCCCTCGGCAAGCGTGTCGACATCGTTGACTGACCGCCAACGACCAACAAAAAAACGGCGGCCTGTCCTCACGGATGGGCCGCCGTTGCCTATGATGTAACCTTACTTTCTCAGTTTTCTCGCCCCTGCATACAACAGCATGGCGATGATGCCAATGATGCCTGCGGTCATGAGTGCCTTCTGCCACCAGTGCAGCCGGTTCACCTCATGAGTCACCGTCTCCCGCACCGTCACCACCTTGGGTATCGTGTCCCGGATGGTGTCGGCGACTATCATTTTGCTGACGTTAGCAACATGATGCCACCGCTCGATGCGCACCGTGTCGCCCTGCACATAGTGGTAGACGCTATCCCGCCAGATGAGCGTGTCACGCACGATGTCCGTGTGCGTCTGCGTGTGCGTCTGCTCCACAACCACAGGTCGCTCCACCTCCACAATCCTCGGCGAGCACCCGCCCAGCACCCAGCACACCACCATGCCCAGCACGATGGCCACCAGCACCCGCAGCACATTCTTCAAGTCATCTTTCATTATCGCTTATGTCCTTTGTCGTGCTTGGCGATAGTGTCGCCAAGTCAAATCACACATCCTTATACTCTTTCTCCGCGTCAAAGCATGGGCACGCCTTTGCAGCATAGGTTCGATGCCCATGCACGCTTGCATTGGGGTAAATCCGTTTCAGCCGCTTAATCAAGTCCAGCAACGCCGCTTTCTGCGCCAGCGTCCGTGTATCAGCGGGTGTCTTGGCATCATTGTCTAACCCGCCAACGTAGCACACACCTATCGAGTGAGCATTATGCCCCGTGCAGTGCGCTCCTGCTTCATCCACGTTGCGCCCTTGATGCACAGAGCCGTCAAGGTAGACCACATAGTGATACCCGATGCAACGGAATCCCCGTTGCTTGTGCCACTGGTCTATCTGCGAAACGGTAACATTCTGTTGCCGTTTGGTGGCCGAGCAATGCACGATGATCTCCGTAATGCCTCGGTTTGTCACACCCAGGCTGCGCCATGTCTGCTTGCCAACGATACCGTCAGCAACCAGCCCGTGCAACGACTGCCAGCCGATGACCTCCCCCTCGGTAATCTTCCCGAACGAGCCGTCTGCCGTGACCCCAAGTGCCCTTTGTAGCAGCTTCACTTCCTCGCCGCTCACACATTTCTTT